GTATTTGCTTATGGTGATTAGTTCAGCGATGACGAGATTGATTAGAGTGAATAACATTGTTTTACCTTAAAGAGTTGTTGTTTGTTATGTCTCCCATTATACATACTTATCGGGATTTGTCAAGTCCTTTCGCCACTAATTCCGAAAGTTTTTGGAAAGTTTTTAGATGGGGTGGGTGTTTTATTTTCGCAGTTTTTTCTGGATTTGGGGTTGACATTTGCCGGGGTGGTGTACTCGCAGCAAGGGGGGACAGAATAGAATGTCTTATCCAATCCATAAACATAAACACATATAAGTATATTATGTGGATTCTTTTCGCCCCTTAGTCGCCCTGCACATGATGCACTTGAATTTATTTTTCCCTATCATCAACAAAACCTTCGTCCCGCAATTTTTGCATACTGTCGAGTCGTAGACGACTCTCTGTGATGATTTTTTCTCTTGTTTGGTCATCTGTGCTTCTCCAGATTCTTAAATCTCTAACAGTCATTCCACACGCTTGGCAAATGCCTTCGCGGGTTAATCCGCACATCCTGATACACGGTGATCTTATCATAATCTATATTCCTTATGTGTGTAAATAATACGGCGAGATTTGATAACTCACAGCCTGTGTAAGTCCGAACCCCTCCCTTTTATCCTACCAAGCAAGTACCTGATAGGATATAAGATAGTAACCAGTGAGCCACAAACCAGACGCTTGCTTTTGGTGTGGGTGAGAGGGATCAACTCACAGTTCCATAAACTATTATGTGAACTTCTTATTACTAAGACCTTCGTCTGCCAAATGTATCAGGCGCGGGTAACACCTGAGTCCAACTCCTAGCCATCATCAATTTTTCTACATCTGACTTTCGCCGTCCAAGCGCCACGAACAGGACTAATTTTTTACGTGACTGCGTTATGTAGAGTGAATTAAGTCCTACTATCCACTTGATTATAGACAATTCAGGTTATTTTTCACCAATAAATCTGTATATTTAATAAAAACTTGTCTTTTTTGTATCTTGCTGTGTATAATAGATAAAAGGAGAAAAATATGCAATCAAAGAAAATCAAGTCAGAACTGGTAACAAAGGCAACAGCCGAACTAAAAGCCCAAGTAAAGAAGGAATTAGATCAAGAAGATAAAAATTTAGAGGATTTATTAAATGAAAAAGAATCAAAAGCAAGTCTTTCAGATGAGCGTAGTAAAATACGCCGACAATGATGACCATAATAACACAGATTTACTATTAGTCAATGACACAGTAAGGTTTTTTACAAAAAATCAAGAAGGTGAAGATAATTTCTTTACAGAGCAGAACATTTTCTATAAATTACAAAGAGTTTCAGAAAATGGTGTTGATTTTAACTATGTCGAGACTGGCATAGGCGAGTTGTATAAAAAGGGTAAGAATTTCTTATTTAAACGAGAGTGGTGCTTTGATTTCAATGATTCAAACTCTGTAGGCCGTCGAAAGATACCCAAAAACGGCAATATACCGAAAACAAAGGTGTCAGAGAAAGAAAAGCTCTTTCTTTCTAAATACACCCCAGAAAACTTCAGAAAAACTCTCGTAAGTAAAAACAGTGTTATGTGTTCAACGGATAGGTTTACTCCGTGTCCAGTAGAACTACAGAATAGCACACTTCTTGGCCGTCTAAATAATCAGATACAGTCTATCAATAAATCTGAGCTTAGAAAGATATTGACAGACGAAGAAATGATACAGGCTATATCTTACAACAAAAAGACATTTGACTTTCATACTCGTAATATAAATATTCTTAATAAGAAGGGCCGTTTGTCAACGCCGTATCTGCACCTTAAATTCAACGAAGAAATAAGGCCCAAAAAGGGATATTTAAGATACAACTACGAAGATGATTGTTTTGAGGGGTATGATGGAAAAAGATGGAGAGCTTTGATATGGGAGGGTAATGATGAAGATTCCAAGTAATCACAACGAACAAGAAACCCTAGACATAATGAAAAAGGTTATTAACAGAATATCTCCTAAGTATGTATTTTATGGTTATACAATTGATGATATAAAACAAGAGTCCTACATTATATGTATAGAAGCACTTGAAAGATATGATGAAACTCGCCCGTTGGAAAACTTCCTATCGGTAAACTTGTCAAATCGTCTAAAAAATTTCATCAGAGACAATTATTTTATAATAAGCGACGATGAAGAAAAAAACGAATCAAAAATTAAGGTTCTACAGCCTGCGCAGCTTGATTACGAGTTTAATATAGTGGACGATGGAGAAAAGTACTCAGTAAATGATGAGCAAATAGATCTAAGCGAAATGTCGTCGGTTATAGATAGAGAATTACCTTCTTCTCTAAGGATGGAATACTTAAAGATGATTAATAACATTTACGTTAATAAATTCAAGAAAGAAGAAATATTACATAAAATAGATGAAATCTTAACGGAGAATGGCTATGAAAAAAGGTAGGTTCTCTAAAAATGAGATTGCACTGATAGAATCTTTACATTTAACACATTCCGCGAAGGAGATTGCGGAAAAATTAAACAGAGATCCAGATAGTATTCATAACTTTCTAAAGAAGAAGCATGGAAAGGGCGCTTCTGCGGAGGAACTGGCGGCTTTTGACCTCGAAAACAGGGCTTACTGGCCCGAAATTAAAAATCAATTTACTGACGATGAGTTGAAGCTATTCAGATACCACTGGGCTAGAATTATCTCCCAATTTCGCGATGATGTTATTCCTACTGAAGAACTTCAGGTTGTAGACTTAATAAAACTTGAACTACTAATGAATAGATCTTTAAAAAGTAATAAATCGAACATTGAGCAGATTTCAGTGTTAGAGTCGCTCATACAAGAAGAAAGACAGAGAGATCCAGACCAGCAGAATCAAGATCAATTATTTAACATGGAGCGGCAGGTTGCTTCTCTTAAAGCCTCCCAGGAGGCTCTCAACAAGGACTACAGAGAGTTACAGACAAAGAAGAACTCTATGCTCAAAGAAATGAAAGCAACGCGAGAGCAGCGCGTGAAGCGACTTGAGGACAGCAAGCAGAGTCTCACTGGATGGATAGCTTTTCTTATGTCTAATCCAGATGTGACCAAGCAATACGGCATCGAGATGGAGAAAATGAGATTAGCTATGGAGAAAGAAAAAACTAGATTATCTCAGTATCATAAATATCAAGATGGTATGATAGATCAGCCATTTTTAAACTCGGAAACAGCAAAGGAAGGATAAAATGAAGGTAGCTATAATTTTTGGGGTTACGGGTCAAGACGGAAGTCATTTGTCGGATCTCTTATTAGAAAAAGATTACTTCGTATATGGTGTATCCAGAAGGTGTAGCACTGACAACACGGAACGTATCTCGCACCTCGGTGATAATAATAATTTTAAGCTATTGGAGGGCGACATAACAGATCCGTCCAGTGTTTTAAATATACTTAGTTATCACGGAAATGTAGATGAAGTCTACAATTTGGCGGCGCAGTCCCACGTAGGAACATCGTTCAACCAACCTGGATTAACATGGGACATCACTGGAAAGGGTTGTTTGAATATACTACAAGGTATAGTAGATCTTAGAATGAATAATACCAAATTTTATCAGGCAAGCTCCAGCGAGATGTTTGGTAGCAATTACGACATGAAAGACGATCTAGTTTCTCAGTATAAATATCAGAATGAAGAAACCAAGTTTTTGCCGCAAAGCCCGTATGCTATCGCTAAATGTGCCGCTCATTATATGACTAGATTATATAGAGAGGGATATGGACTACATGCAAGTGCCGGAATCTTATTTAATCATGAAGGTCCACGCAGGGGTGAGAATTTTGTTACTCGAAAGATTACAAAGTGGATTGGCGAGTTTGTAAAGTGGATTGACCAGACTGGATATACAATGCAAGAGCTTGAATCAGATGATTTTAAAATCTCAGAAGATCATATCACAAATTTAGACGGTAGCTTTCCTAAGCTGCGATTGGGAAATCTTAATGCTTATCGTGATTGGGGGTATGCAGGAGATTACTGTGAAGCGATGTGGATGATGCTACAACAAGACGAGCCAGATGATTATGTTATATGTACTGGCAAAACACACAGTATTAGATATTTCTTAGATATAGCCTTTTCTCATATTGGTATAAATAATTGGTCTGATTATGTAGTACAAGACCCAGAGTTTTATCGTCCAGCAGAGGTAGATTACTTACGTGGCGATGCAAGCAAAGCAGAGAAAAAATTGGGCTGGAAACCAAAACACAGCTTTGAAGATTTAGTAAAAATAATGGTAAATCATGATCTAAAATGAAGATATACAAAGTTCATATATGCTTATCGGAAGTAATAGCTAGGCTTAAAAAATATGATCTAGAAGAATATAATTCATCAAATCCAATAATTTTTGTAGAAGCGTCTGATCCAGATGGAGCTTGCTATAAAACTATTTATAACTTTGCCCAAAAAATAACAAGAAAAGATCATTCAATCGAAACACTAGAGTTTGTAAAAGATTTATTCCACGATATAAGAGTAATAAAAATAGAGCTTGCAAATGAAAAGAAACTATGAAGACAAGGTGTATGCCGATTGGAGATTGGCTGTATTTAAAAGAGATAAGTTTAGATGTCAAATGCCCTCCTGCAAAAACAAAAAAGGCTTAAACGCCCATCATATTCACAAGTGGTCTACTGCTAGTACTCTTAGGTATGATGTATTTAATGGTATTACATTATGTTATTCATGCCATAAAAAGGTTACTGGACACGAACATCTCTATATCGGTGTCTTTGAAGATATAAATAGAAGGAAAAAACACTAAATGGCTAAATATAAGACAGCACCCGGATACACAGTTGTTAGAGACACAAGAGAGCAACAGGGGTATTTCTTTAAAAAATTCAACACCTGTAATGGCACAATACAGAAAAAGCTAGACACAGGAGACTACTCAATCTTGGGAATGGAAGACAAAGTTTGCATAGAAAGAAAGTCAAGCGTATCTGAAATAGCTATCAATTTAGGAAAAGGCAAGTACGCTTTTTATAATGAGATAGAAAGAATGAGAGACTATGAACACAAATACATTGTTTGTGAGTTCTCTATGGAAGATATCATGAAGTTTCCAGAAGGAGCAAAAATACCAAAAGAACTTAAAAGTAAGGTAAAGATAACTGGAAAATACATACTGAGATGTTTAATGGAGTTTGCGGTTTTTAATGATGTTCACGTAATTTTTGCGGGCAGCGAAAGGGGAGCTTTTGATCTAATAAGCAGCTTACTTAAAAGAATAAATGAGAAATACACCATAGGGCGAAAAACATGACTATTAATAGAGATACTATAAGTGAAATTCACAATTATGGAATTGATGTTAAGAATAGGGAAATCTATATAAATGAGTTTGATGATTCTGGAGAGTCTGCTGGTGTTGACCACAGGATGATACAGAATTTCGTAAAAAACATAAACTTCTTAAAAAACCAGAACAAAGAGCCTATAACAATATTCTTACAAACAGTTGGTGGTTGCTGGTATGCAGGAATGGGTATTTATGACGCTATAAAAAATTGTAAATGTAAAACTACCGTGATTGGTTATTCGCAAATATGTTCTATGGGTAGCCTAATACTACAGGCATCAAGCAAAAGACTCCTTACTCCCAATGCTATATTCATGTGTCACTATGGGTCTATTGATTTAACTGGTGATTATCTTAGCGCTCAAAACTATGCTCTAATAAATAAAAATAACGCAGAAACTATGGTTTCTATTTATGCAGAAAAGTGCTATAAGCACGGACTTTATTTCAAAGAAAGAAAATATAACTTATCAAAGACAAAATCTTACATCAAAAGGAAGATGAAAGATGGTGACTGGTACATGACGGCGGAAGAAGCTATTAACTACGGATTTATAGATGGGATACATAAGTGAATAAACTAAAAAAAATAGATGAAGCTTGGTTAAAAATAGATGTTAATGAAGATGAAATATTTAACCCGACCAGTATACTCAAGTCATCAGAGGATGATTTTCACCTAAAGCTTTCCTGGCTAATGACTAAGCCAGAGTACTTCTCTTTTCTTGTAAAAGAAATATTTAACATCAATCTATTACCTTCTCAGGCTTTAATCTTATACGAACTTTGGAACCGTAAATTTCCAATGCTTATAGCTAGTCGTGGATTTGGTAAATCCTTTATGTTGTCTCTTTATGCTATGCTAAGGGCCGTTTTATTACCTAAGAGAAAAGTAGTAGTTGTTGGTGCTGCTTTTCGTCAATCTAAAGTTCTTTTTGAATACATGGAAACCATATGGAACAATGCGCCAATTTTAAGGGATATATGCGATGGGAATAGTGGACCCCGTAGAGATGTTGACCGTTGCGTTATGCGTATTAATGATTCAAGGGTTACTTGCTTACCTCTTGGTGACGGGCAAAAAATTAGAGGTCAAAGAGCTAATGATATTATTAGCGATGAATTTGCTTCCATACCTCGCGATATCTTTGAAACGGTTGTTGCAGGTTTTGCTGCCGTAAGTTCAGACCCAATTGAAAATGTCAAAAGATTGGCCGCAGAAAAAAAGGCAAAAGAACTAGGGGTTGATATTACCGTCGATGAAGATTCTGCCATACAAGAAAAAGACAACCAAATTATCCTAAGCGGTACAGCTTACTATGACTTTAATCATTTTGCAGACTACTGGAAAAGATGGAAAAAAATAATCAAAAGCAAAGGAGATCCTGAAAAATTAAGAGACTTGTTTGGTGGAGAAGAAGTGCCAAAAAACTTTAGGGCAGATGAGTACTCTGTTATAAGAATACCTTACGAATTGCTTCCAGAAGGATTTATGGATGCGGCGCAGGTTGCAAGATCTAAAGCTACTGTTCATACTGGTATTTACCAAATGGAGTTTGGTGCAGTATTTACTAGAGACTCAGAGGGATTTTTTAAACGATCATTAATCGAGTCTTGCGTCGTTAACGAAAAAGAGCCAATTAGAGATGCTAAAAATAACGAAATAATGTTTGAGGCCAAACTTTCGGGCGATTTAAACAAGAGATATGTATTTGGTGTTGACCCTGCCTCTGAGGTAGATAATTTTAGTATAATTGTTTTAGAGATTTGTGAAGATCATAGGAAGATTGTTTATTGCTGGACTACCACTAGATCACAACACAAAGAAAAAGTTAAGAAAGGTTATTCAACTGAAACTGACTTCTACTCTTATTGTGCTAGAAAAATTAGAGATTTAATGAAATTGTTTCCATGTGTCCATATAGCTATGGATGCTCAGGGTGGCGGTATAGCTGTCATGGAGTCTTTACATGACAACGATAAAATCAAAGAAGGAGAATTACCTATATGGGAAGTAATAAATGAAGATAAACCGAAAGATACAGATGATAATCGTGGTTTACATATATTAGAAATGTGTCAGTTTGCTAAACATGAATGGCTGGCAGAGGCTAATCATGGGCTGAGAAAAGACTTTGAGGATAAAGTTTTACTGTTCCCAGCTTTCGACCCTATTACTTTAGGTGTGTCAACAATAGAAGACGGCATTAAAAATAGAATGTACGACACTCTTGAGGAATGTGTGCTTGACATAGAAGAACTAAAAGATGAATTAGCTATGATACAGATGACACAAACCGCTTCCGGTAAGGACAAATGGGATACGCCAGAGGTTATTGTGGCGGCGGGTAAAAAATCCAAGATGAGAAAAGACAGGTACTCATCTTTACTGATGGCTAATATGGCGGCTAGAATAATATCCAGAACGCCAGAGCAAGAGTTATATGAATTTTATGGTGGGTTTGCGACAACTCATAAAAAGAAAACAAAGAAGGATTCTGGGAAGCTATATAACGCACCGGCTTGGTTTACTGATAATATTCAAGATGCTTACTAAAATGTGTATAATATAACAACATTCGTAAACCATTCAAATAGGAATTCAATTACTCAAGGCTATCATGAACAAAGAAAAATCTTTAATTACTTGGAACGAGTCTGACGCACACAGTAAAGCTTTAGCTTTTGAGCAATTTGCAGAAGCTGGAGATGCTTATACTGGCGTTTCAAAGGGTAATCACTATAGAGACTTTAAAGATATAGAACCGAACAGAAGTGTTCGACCAGGGTATACACTTCGTGATTATTACTCTTTTAGGCCGGAAGAAAGACCAGCCGGTAAACAAAAAAGAGTCATCAAGATGTGCATGGATGCATATGACAAGGTTGGAATCATTAGAAATGTCATAGACTTGATGGGAGATTTTGGTTGTCAAGGTATAAACATAGTCCATGAGAATAAAAGTGTAGAGAAGTTTTATCAGCAGTGGTTTAAAAAGATAGGGGGAAAAGAAAGATCAGAAAGATTTCTTAATACTTTATACAGAACCGGTCAGGTTATTTGCTATAGAAGTTTTGCTAATATTACTCCAGAGATAGTAAAATACATAAAGTCTATGGGGTCAGAGATAACAGTTGAGCTTCCAGAGTTCGATAAAAATCAAATACCTTGGAGGTATACGTTCTTTAACCCCCTAACGATTGACACTTCTAATGGCAATATTAATCTCTTTTTGGGTAGGAGAGATCTAGAAATAACAGTAAATACATTTCTAGACAACTTTAAAGACGGAGAAGTACCTCAAAAAATAATAAACTCTTTACCTCCTGACATACAAAGCAGAGTAAAGAAAGGCGAACGAAAGATACCTCTAGATCCAAAAAGGCTTGCGGTTTTCTTCTATAAAAAAGACGACTGGAACAACTGGGCCAACCCGCTTATATACGCAATTCTCGATGATATTATAATGCTTGAGAAAATGCGTCTTGCCGACCTGTCTGCATTAGATGGTGCAATCTCCAATATCAGACTATGGACACTTGGTGATTTAGATCATAAAATCCTTCCAAATAAAGCTGCTATCAATAAGCTTAGAGATATTTTAGCTAGTAATGTTGGCGGCGGTACTATGGATCTTGTCTGGGGTCCAGAGCTTAAATTCTCAGAGAGTAATTCTCAGATATATAAATTCTTAGGTTCTGAGAAGTACCAATCTGTATTAAATAGTATTTATGCTGGACTTGGCGTTCCTCCCACTCTAACTGGTATAGCCGGTCAGTCCGGTGGATTTACTAATAATTTCATATCTTTAAAGACTCTGGTCGAAAGACTTCAATACGGTAGAGATCAACTCACTCTATTCTGGGAGAGGGAGTGCGAGATAGTCAGAAAGGCTATGGGCTTTAGAAAATCTCCACATATTATGTATGACCAAATGAGCTTATCTGATGAGTCTAGTGAGAAAAACTTATTAATCCAACTGGCAGATAGAGACATTATATCACACGAAACTATTCTTGAAAGATTTAAAGAAGTTCCATCCGTTGAAAAGATGAGACTAAAAAGAGAAGATAAAGACAGAACAAAAGATAATCTACCAGAAAAAGCTAGTCCTTTTCACAACCCCAACCATAATCAAGATATGGAAAAGATTGATAGGCAAGGCGAAATCAATGAAAAAATAGCCGTAGAAAAAGAAAAACAAAAACCAGCACCAGCCGCACCTCAAGGTGGAAGACCTGCAAATAAGCAAGACAGTGGCCCTAGAAAAAAGAGGGTAGATACTCCAAGATCAAAACCCGGAGTTGCAGAGTTAATGGTTTGGACAAACGACAAGTATGACAAAATATCAAGATTTGTCAATGAGGCTTACTTATCTTCTCATAACAAGAAAAATATGCGTAATCTCACAAAAGCCGAGGTTGCTGACATAGAATCCATTAAATTAGATATACTATCTAATGTTAAATTAATGGGAGATTGTGATGTAGATGAAATTGTAGAGTGTTTAAATTCTCAAAAAAGACTTCCCTCGCAGGTTAGAAATACCTTAAAATCTAAAAATATTTCTCCAAACAACATGAGCCTTTTAGATTATCAAAGACGGGCTATATCAGCATTTATTGAGCATTCTTTGGGTAGTTAAATTCAGTTTCCTTAAAAAAATAATTTTTTTGTGTATATTATCTGTAGAGGTAAAAATGACTATACAAATATTCCAAAACGAAATAGATGACGGCATTGGTGAACTCGTTAAGAGTACTGCCAGTGTTGCGTATTGCTCTGAGGCTATTAAGGCTGACGCTTTTAAAGTTCCAGTCAGTATTTCCGACAGAGCTTTTGCAGAAAATAAAGACCAAATAGACCTATATTACTTAGAGTCTGTTTTAGTTTCGTGTGGCTGGAATAAGAACGACGATGTGTTTATGCCAGAGGCGACCTGGGCAGCAAGAAACACACCAGAAGATAAACAATTCAATTTTATGCACGATGAGAATGATATTATCGGGCATATTACTGGTAGTTATGTCTTAGGTAAAGACGGTAAGGCTATTGCAGACGATTCTGAGCCACCAAAAGACTTTGACATAATTACTCAGGCTGTCCTTTATAATAGCTGGACTGGTGAAGAAAATAGAGAAAGGATGGAGAAAATAATCTCCGAAATAGAGGATGGGAAGTGGTACGTTTCTATGGAGTGTCTATTTGCTGGCTTTGATTATGCATTAATTGATAATAAAGGTGTAGCAAAAGTGTTAGCTAGAACGGAAGAATCTTCGTTTTTAACAAAGCACCTTAGATCATACGGTGGAGACGGAATATACGAAGGTTACAAGGTAGGTAGAGCATTGAAAAATATTTCTTTTTCTGGTAAGGGTTTAGTTTCTAAGCCTGCTAACCCAAGAAGTGTAATATTAAAATCAGTTGCTTTTAACGTAGACTCAAACGATCTTAATTTCAATATAGGAGAATTTAATATGAGTGACGATCTCTTAGAAAAGCAGTTGGCAGATGTGGTTTCACAGCTTGCCGAAGCAAAAGCTGAGAATGAAGCCATTAAAGCTAAGATTGAAGAAGCAAAAGATAAAGAATTTGCTACTAAAATTCAAGCTTTTGAGAACTCAGCAGAACAAAGTCAAGCAACCATTGATGAGCTTAATGAATCAATTAAGGCAAATCAAGCTCGCGTAGCAGAACTTGAAGATGCGCTTCAAACATCTCAAAGCGAATTAGCAGAAGCCATGAAAGAAATGGACGACATGAAGAAAAAAGCTATGATGCAAAAAAGAAAAGCAAGCTTGACTGAAGCTGGACTTGACGAACAAGAGGTTGAAGACACTATTGCTTCATTCGACGCTCTA